GAGTCTACCTTATTTTATTGAGCAGGCTTGGCATGTTGTAGAACCGTCTACAACATATATCAGGGGGTGGCATCTTGACGCTATCTGTGATCATTTAAAGAGTGTAAGAGAGGGAGATATACAGAACCTAATTATAAATATCCCTCCAAGACATATGAAGTCGTTGGCGGTGAGTGTGTTCTTCCCTTGTTGGGTATGGATAAATAACCCAGAGTCTAGGTGGTTGTTTTCGTCCTACGCACAGGATTTGTCCACCAGAGACTCTTTAAAGTGCAGGAGGCTTATACAATCATTATGGTATCAGGAGAGGTGGTCAAATAATTTTACTATCACCAGTGATCAAAACCAAAAGACAAGATTTGAAAATGACAAGACTGGATATCGGTTGTCTACTTCGGTGGATGGGGTGGCGACTGGAGAGGGAGGAGATTACATAGTAGTAGACGATCCTCATAATGTTAAACAGGCAGAGAGTGAATTGAAAAGGAATGGTGTGTTGATGTGGTGGGATGAAGTTATGTCTACTCGTTTAAATAATCCACATACAGGTCGGAAGGTAATTGTAATGCAGAGGTTACATGAGGAAGATTTAACAGGACATATCTTGGAGAAGGAATTAGATTATGTTCACTTAATGTTACCCGCCGAATACGAGAGAGATAGACATTGTACTACGATGGTGTTTAGTGATCCCAGAGTTGAAGAGGGAGAACCGTTGTGGGAAGGGTTGTATGATAGGAAAGCATTAAATACTTTAAAGAAAGACCTAGTTTCAGAATATGCCATTGCGGGTCAATTACAACAGAGACCATCTCCCAGAGGTGGTGGTATGTTCCAGATAGATAAGTTTCAAATTCTATCTGTTCTGGACAAGAAGAAGGTTGTGAGGAGTATCAGGTATTGGGACAAGGCTGGGACTGAGGACGGTGGGGCTTTCACAGCGGGTTCATTGGTACATAAGATGAGTGATGATAGTTTTGTGGTCGAGGACAGGGTTAAGGGTCAATGGAGTGCAGGGAAGAGGGAGAGGATTATAAGACAGACCGCCGAAATGGACGGTAAGGGGGTTAGTGTGTGGGTTGAACAAGAGCCTGGCTCAGGGGGGAAGGAGAGTGCAGAGAACACGATTCGTAATCTGGCAGGTTTTAGGGTCAAGGCGGATAAAGTAACAGGGGACAAGGAGGTGAGGGCAGAACCCTACGCAAACCAAGTGGAGATAGGTAATGTGTTCTTATTGAAGGCGGAGTGGAATAAGGACTTCCTTCATGAACACGAATCGTTTCCTGTCGGTAGATATAAGGATAGTGTAGATGCTACAGCGGGGGCATTTAATAAACTCATAATGTCAAGAGCTAGGGTCGGAACATGGGGAAAGAAACGATAATTAACGATATGAGCATAACATAATGCGCATTATAGGACGGTTTTAATGTAAACTACTACGATATAAGGGATTACGAGTAAAATAGGGTCTTTGGTATTGGGGGGTACTATATAGTGTGGTTTTGGTAACTTATTGTAATATAAGGGTTTAAAAAATCCCGATTCTTAGGGGTACTATATATGGTGATGTATGTTTAATTAAAGATTACTCTCAAGAGTAGTAAGTAAGTCGAAGAGTAGTACAAGCAGTTGTATAGTGATCGAAGAGTAGTACAAGCAGTTGTATAGTGATCGAAGAGTAGTACAAGCAGTTGTATGGTAAGGGTCTCTTTAAGGGGGTTGAAGTCTTTACTACCAACATGGTTTTTGAACATGATATAGAGGAGCCTGTGAGGGTGTAGAGGATATTTCGTAGGGGGGATAAAAGGTAAATGACAACCAAAACAAGATTGAAGAAGAGTGGAAAAGTGAATAGTGATGGGAATGGTAAGTTTGATCTTCTGAATAACAAGGCAAAGGGAGAATTGCTCAACCTGTTTCATCAACAGACAACACGAAGACAATTAGCACATAGGTTGGGATTAAGTTTTAAAGATGACAGCAGAGATACTTATAAAGCTCTGGGATACCCAGTTCAATTGGACTTTAATCATTACTGGGCGTTCTATACAAGGGAACATATAGCGAAGAGGGTAGTAGACGCTCCTTGTGACGCCTGTTGGCAGAAACCACCAGATATAACAGAGAATGTAGGAGATGGAGAAGAAACAGAGTTTGAGAGAGCATGTAAAGATTTGGTAGACGAAAGAAAAATCTGGCATTATATGAGTAGGATTGACAAGTTGAGTGGTATTGGAGAGTTTGGTATAATGTTGTTAGGGTTTGATGGTGAACAAAGTCTGGAGGAGGAAGTCACTAGGGCTACCAAGTTGCTTTACATTCGTCCATACAAACAGGATAATGTGTCCATCAAGTCTTACGAAGAGGATATGACAGATGAGAGGTATGGTCTCCCTTCAGTTTATTCATTGAAAGTAACTAACGCTCAAGGTGGAGTAAGTGAGACTCTGGTACATTGGACTAGGGTTATTCATATAGCAGACGAGCTACTGGAAGACGATATACTAGGAACTCCAAGATTGATGAATGTTTACAATCTGATTGCTGGGTTACATTTAGTGGCTGGGGGTAGTGGAGAGATGTTCTGGAGAGGAGCATTCCCAGGCATGGCTTTCATACTTGATAAAGATGCTGAGTTTGACCCTAACCAAGACACCACTTCCCTTGAGACAGAGATTAATGACTACATACACGACCTTAACAGAACTCTTAAACTACAAGGAATGGATGTTAAGAATCTAGCACCACAAGTGGCTGATCCTTCCAAGACCGTTGAGGTATTGATTACATTGATAGCAGGAGCCAGAAACATTCCAAAGAGAATACTTGTAGGAGCTGAGAGAGGTGAGTTGGGAGGTGATAGAGATGAGAACGCTTGGACTAAGAAGGTGAGGGAGAGACAGGCTAACCATTGTGTTCCTATGATGGTTCGCCCTTTCATTGACCGCCTTATGGAACTTGGTGTCTTACCGCCCTCTGAAGATTATAAAGTGGTGTTTCCTGATATATCAGTTCCTACAGAAGAGGAAGAGGCGAAGGTGGCTGAGACTAAGGCTAAGACCCTTGCTGTTTATAGTAACTCAATGGGAGCTCAGGAAGTAATGCCACCAGATGTGTTTCTCAAAGAAGTAATGGGATTTGATGATGAGATTATAGAAAAGATAGATGAGAGGTTGGGAGAGATGATGGAAAATGATTTAGAGGACGAGGAGAAAGAAGCTGAGATAAGAAAAGAGATAGAGGATAGTTTAATTAAAGAGGGGAAGAATAAGATAGCGAGGGATAAGGCATTAGCAGATATTACTCAACAAGGACAAATGGAGGAGTAGGAGGGAGAGTGAATGGCTGAAACACTGAACTGTAGGAATGAGGATTGTCCATCAAAGAGAGAATGTAAGACCCATGAATGTGTGGATAGAGTAGCAATCATGGAGGAGACTGTTGTTTATAAGTTTGACGAGTGGACAGGGAGATGTGGATATTGGATTCCATTTGATGTTTTACCACCCTCTGAAGATTATAACAAAGAAAGGGAGGAGAGATAATGTTACCAGCAGGTTTATTCTTTTTATTACTGTTGTTGTTGTAAAGAGGACAAAGATGAATGATTTGGATAAGATACTAAAGGAAATGAGAGAAGACAGGGATATTTGGAGAGAGATAGCACAAAAACTTCAAACGATAGAGTATTTGAGGGAGCGTAAGCTTGAGTTTGAAATCAGGGAGGGTGATACTGTGATTGTTAATGACCTAGAATCCCTGTTTAAATTAGTTGAAGGACATGGGTATGTAGTTAAGAGAGGAGAAGAGAGTAGTTGGGTGAGGTAAGAGGGAGAACTTGATTGTTAGAAGATTTTTTAGCCATAGATTAAAGTCACCACATACAGAGGAAAGATAGTTGCAATTTTAAACTTAAAAAGGAAGGGAGTTGCAAGTTATGTTGGAAACCAAAGAATGTGTTGTAGAAAAAGCAATAGAACTATTTGTAGAAACTGTCGAGTTATCCCCAGACCTGGAGATAATAGGGACAGCAACTCCTGCAGAGGAAGAGGTCTTTGTGATTAGAGACCATTCCAAAGCCAAAGGTGAAGACGGTGAAGAAGGAGCGTATGTTGAAGTATCTGTCAAAGAAATAGTAGCAAAGGTTTCTAATGTAGAGAGGGCAACTCAATTTATAGATGTTATTACTCAGAAAAGAAAGTCAGTTGTATGCGAAGGCATCACTAGGATTGTTGGCTATTATTCGAGAGTGAATAACTGGAATAAGTCAAAGGTAGGAGAACTGAGGGATAGAACACAACACAATTATGCTCTTGGTGGAGTTACTCCTAAATACGACAAAGAGAGGATTGAACGAATTAATAATTTATCCTGACAACTATCTCAGTCTGTTGTGTGGTGATTTATAAAAAACAACAAAGGACTTAGATGTATGAAAAAATGGTGGGGAGAGAACAAAGGATTCAACTATTATCCTAAATGCGATAAGGTGAGGGAAGAAATAAATGGTTTGGAGATAGCGTTTACTAAAAAGCTAGAAGATGTGACTATCCTTATTAAGACCAATGAAGTTAGTAGGAAGAAGACGGACGAAAGGATAGATGATTTTCTGAACAAGGTAGATAGTTTCTTATTTGGGAATGGTGGAAAGGGAATCAAGACGGATATTGCCTTGATGGAGCAAAAAGAACAATTAATGGAAAAGACTCTAAATACTTTGGGAGAGAAAGTATCTTCTTCTGTTGTTAAAGTTAATGAGGAGATGAAGATACTAAAGGATAAGGTTGCAGAAGTTGATAAGCAGGTAACTATTAACACCACGAAGATTCTATGTTATACAGGTGCGATAGGGACATTAGTTGGTGTGATAGCTACATTCGTTCCCATGTTGTTTGATTAGGGAGGATATTATGATAGACTTGACTTTTAGAATTATTGAAGTAGTAATAATCATATTCTTACTTAAATGGGTATTCAATTATTTTTGTTATAAAGGCAGAGAACATAGGGAAAGGGAGGAAGAAACCCAAGAGATGGAGAGGAGACGATGGGAGAAGTATTTTAAATAATGTGTGCAATATGTGAAAGAGCAGTCAAGTTACTTACTATAAATTTAATAACAAATGTAGACCCCACCAGAACTTTATCTACAAGGAAGAGGTTTGTGGCTGATGTGGATAGAAGATTCCGTGCTTTAAAGAATGTGGTGAGGGAGTATATTGAATCTGGGGTTTTGTTGA